GGACGCTTGTGTCCCCCAGGGAACAGAGGACAAGGTCCAGTAGAGCATTGCTCTACCTCCCATTGGCGGGAGAGGCTTGAGCAATGCGGAAATACCGCGAGCACCCAAAGGGCACTTGGTGTTTTGATGGGGGAGCGACGGGTCAGAAGCTCCACCCCAGGTTACCATGGTGTAACCTGGGAGCAATGCGTACTCCGAAAGCTTAGTCGGAGCGCTGTGGACATCATGTCCCCAGCCGTACTGCAGAGTGATTACTCTGCCGAACGCCGCATCACCCATCACGAAATTGGCCTGCAGTTCTTCAAGAACTGCAAGGAGGTGGCGGGGGGTAACCCGGGCGAAATCTTGTTTTTCGTGGATGGCCACAGAGCCACTCACCGTCATCGGCTGGTTGGTGACCTCGATGGTCTGTGTGAACACTAGGTGTTCCACACCACACGAGGCACCGGCATCAGCGACGAGGGAAGCGACGTAGATAGACATTCTTTTGTTTTTTAAGGTTCAGAAAAAAAAGGAGATCGAAAAAAGGAGGTATATGAGTCGAGCCGCGAAGTGTCACATGGTAATGATCATGGACACCTCGCAGCTCGACGGGAGAAGACAAGAGGTTGATGGGGCCAACTGTGCAGCAAACGGGGGGGCAGCTGTTTGCTCACTGTTGCACCAATCCTCATCGGAGAACGACGCCCAGAGTATGAGATCGTCATCGGCTTCCAATTGCAGCTGTTTTTGCGTTAAGTTAAAACAGCGGCGGTGGGAGCTCAGACGATCTTCCACGTGTAGTATTTTCATACCTGGACGCGTGAAGACCTTGGGCACCTGCTTACTCAACTCCTTCAGAGAAGTGTAAGTGGTTACCGTCGGGGGAGGTAAAGGCACAACCGGGATAACCGGTGTCACAAGAGGTGTGAGCACCGGGGGGGCCGTGTTGTGCATGGAACTATAAATAGAAAAAAAACTATGTTTGAACCCTAATTGGCCGATCGAGAAATCTCGACCAGCTTGAACTTTAGCAATCAAATGATCGCAGGAACCGGGAACGTGAGGGAAGTCGTTGATGGACTTCGCGTTCGCCAGTTGCCAAGCGTTCTTAAGATCACAAGGATGAGACATAGTAAAAGGGAATCGAAAAAGGAGGTATCTATCTGAAAAAGGAACCGCCAACATGTCGAGCAGCGAGAGGCTGCGACATGAGGCGGGTTTCAGAATCGAGGGACCACCAATTTCGGAGAATTTTGAATCGAAAGATCCGTAAAGCAGCTTTCTTGATCCCAGAAGCAATTGCGGATTGCAAATGGGAAATCGAAAGGCTGAAGGTGAGTAACGGATCCACGATAGGGGAAGGTTCAAGCAAATGAGCCAGGGTAGCGACACAGGACAATTCGAAAGGAGTCAAATAGTCTACTATGGCGTCACCTAGTTCAAATGCAGTGGACATTTCATGTCTTGCAGCTACGACTTGGAGAGCGAGCTCTCCACAGTCACGTTTGACAATGTAGCGTACAAGCATGGGAATAGGATCTCTTACTGCACCAATTGGAAGCAGTAAGTAACCTACGAACAAAGGACGAGTGGTTAATTCGACTTTGTAACGCAGGTTGATTAGATTTTTAAAGGAGGACCAACCAGGGTTCTCCACGGGAATACCGAGAATCGCAGAATCGTCACCGGAGACTAGGAAAGGAAGGTCTCTAAGGTTCGGAAACTGCCAAGAAGTGACGGCAATATTGAAGGCACAATTGAATTCG